TTTCCTATCATCAGAGAAAATGCAAAATCTGATAATCAACAGTCAAAAATCGAAATAGTAGGGAATACTAAAAATCCGAATGGAACACGGCAAGGAACAAGGTCAATCGTGCATAGTGCAAACGGCATTGTCGGAACGTTGACCGCAACAGATTACAAAGAGCCTAAACAAGTCGCTATACCCGTACTAACTCCAGACCGAGCAAACAAAAGACAAAATGGCAGACGGTTCAAAACAGATGGCGAGCCTATGTTTACGCTAACGGCACAAGACAGACACGGAGTGGTCGTTGAAAACGAAATAAAAAAATATGGAACAATCCAGCCAAACTTTAATCAAAGTGGGGTAGTTTACGAAACGGATGGGATTGCTCCTACAATCCGCTGCTATGGTGGTGGTGGACTTGAACCTAAAATTAGAGTTAAAGAAGCAACAAAGCAAGGATATGCAGAGGCTGAAATCGGAGATAGTGTAAATCTATCACATCCGAACTCTAAAACAAGGCGTGGGCGAGTTGGTAAGCAAATTGCCAATACATTATTAACTGGAGAAAGTCAAGGCGTGGTTGAGCCTGATTTTAGAATTAGAAAACTGACACCCCGTGAATGTTGGAGATTGCAAGGTTTTCCAGATTGGGCGTTTGATAAGGCGCAAGAGGTCAACTCTAACAGTCAACTATATAAACAAGCAGGCAATAGCGTGACAGTTAATGTCATCGCTGCAATAGCGGAAAGGTTATAAAAAAAGAAAGGGTAAAATGAACAACGAAAGAGAATTTGACTTGTTGCCATTATTAGAGCATATCAACCCGGCCGTTTTATCCTATCAAGAATGGATAAACGTCGGGATGGCTCTAAAACACGAAGGATATACCGCGTCAGATTGGGATAATTGGTCGCAGAATGACACACGTTACCGTAAATTTGAATGTTTCAAAAAGTGGGACACTTTCAACGAACAAGCGGGCTCGATTGTAACGGGCGGGACAATCGTCCAACTTGCAAAAGACCACGGGTGGGTGAACCCGTACTCGAGCGATAGCGAGGAGGCTCACGAATTAGACTGGAACGATACCATCGATAGAGATTATCGCGTTATCGATAAAAACTGGATTGAGGGTAAAGAGATTCATGAGCCTACAGTTTGGAATCCGGTCCAAGAAATCATCCGCTACCTCGAGGCCTTGTTTGAATCGTCTGAAAATGTCGGATACGTCACGGAAAGCTATCCAAAAGTAAACGACGAAACGGGCGAAATTGAAAAATGGCTTCCAACAAAAGGAGCGTATGACCGGACAGCCGGACAGTTAATTGAAGCCCTTAGTAAATGTAACGGCGATATCGGGGCAGTCCTCGGAGATTATCACCAAGAAGCCGGCGCGTGGATTCGTTTCAATCCGCTCGATGGTAAGGGTGCAAAAAATGAGAACGTGACCGACTACCGATATGCACTCGTTGAATCGGACAGTATGAGCGTAGAAAAACAAAACGCTATTTATAAGGAACTTGAGCTTCCTATCGCTGCTCTTGTGTATAGCGGGAACAAGTCCTTACACGCTATCGTGAAGGTGGACGCTGGAAGCTATGACGAATACCGAAAACGCGTTGACTACTTATATAAGATATGCCAAAAGAACGAGATATCAGTCGATACGCAAAATCGTAACCCGTCGCGCTTATCCCGTATGCCGGGCTTCGAGCGAAACGGACAAAAGCAATTTTTAGTTGATACCAATATCGGAAAAAGGAATTGGGAAGAATGGTATCAGTATATCGAAGACTTAAACGACGACTTACCTGATCCGGAAGGACTGGTCGATAGTTGGGACAATCTTCCAGAGCTAGCCCCTGAATTGATTGAAGGCGTCCTAAGACAAGGCCATAAAATGCTGATTGCTGGACCGTCGAAGGCTGGGAAGTCATTTAGCTTAATTGAAATGTCAATCGCGATTGCTGAAGGTCGAAAATGGCTGAATTGGAATTGTACGCAAGGAAAAGTTTTATACGTCAATCTTGAATTAGACCGCGCTTCATGTCTTCATAGATTCCGCGACGTTTACGAGGCGATGGGGCTTCAACCGAACAACCTACAAAATATCGATATCTGGAACTTACGCGGAAAGACCGTACCGATGGATAAGCTAGCGCCGAAATTAATTCGACGTTCACTCAAAAAGAATTATATCGCGGTTATTATCGATCCAATTTATAAAGTCTTGACGGGTGACGAAAACAGCGCGGACCAGATGGCACACTTTACCAATCAATTCGACAAAGTAGCGACAGAGCTCGGTTGCTCGGTGATTTATTGCCATCACCACTCAAAGGGTTCGCAGAGTGGTAAAAAGTCAATGGACCGTGCTAGTGGTTCGGGAGTGTTCGCTCGAGATCCTGACGCGTTGATTGACTTAGTGGAATTAGAAGTCACAGAAGAATTATACACGCAACGGATCAATCATACAGCTTGCAGAATTTACAAAGAAGCCTTACAAGAAAAGAATAATACATATTATCAACAATATGTCAGTCTTGACGATTTATATAACGCTAGCAGCATGAGAACACACTTTGAAAAAGGAATTCAAGACGTGTTAGAACGTGCTCCATACGTTGATAAAATCAATGACACACGTCGAGCGATTGAAATATCGACAGCGTGGCGCGTTGAAGGTACGCTTCGAGAATTCGCGAAGTTTAAACCGGTGAATATGTGGTTCTCTTATCCGGTGCATTTCTTAGACGATTCGGGCGTGCTTGCGGATATCCAGCTTGACGGTGATAAGCCTATGTGGCAAAAAGGACAAGAGGGACGGAAGTCAAAAGAACAAAATCAGAAAGAACGAAATGAGAAATTAGAAACAGCTTACTCGGCACTTTTTGATGGTTCTTCACCCGTAACCGTGAAAGAATTGAAAGAATATTTAGGACTAAAATCGACAAAATCAGTCGAAAATTATATCCGTGAACATGACGGTTTTGATATCAAAAAAGGAATTGTTTTTCCTATAAAAGAAAAGGAAAAATAGGAAAAATACTAGAAGAATTCTTAGGAAAAATACAGTATTTTTCTTTTCCAGTTTTGGAAAAAGTCCAGTATTTTTCTTTTCTTTCCGAAATTGGAAAAATAGGAAAAAGTCTAGTATTTTTCCGGAAAAATACAGCCTATACCCTTTTCAAGGGTATTAAAAGGACTTTTCCTTCGTAAAGTCAAAGAGAAAAGGAAAAGGGGCTCAAGCTCCGCCCCTTTATCCTTTATCTCATCTTTGACAAAAGCGCGTATGGAAAAGCTAAAATAAAAAACTAAAAAGAAAAGGTAAAAATATGCAAGTAAAATTTTTTAAAACGAACGTGAGATTCTTTTCACAATTTGAAACGGAAGTCAATCTTTTTTTAGCATGGCTCGAAAAAGAAAAAAAGGTTTGGGTTAATACCGAGATCAAAACTTTAGGTGAAGATGTCATGATATTTGTATTTTACGAGGACGAATAATATGATTGAATTCTTTTTACCGATGGAAAAAATTCCGACGACAACTCACCAGCAGAAAAAGGTAAACGTCCGAAATGGCAAACCGGTATTCTATGAACCGGTGGAATTGCAAAATGCAAGAGCAAAATTTGAAGGTTTGCTTGCGCGACACGTTCCCCCGGATAAAATTCAAGGCGCAGTTCGTCTAACTGTCAAGTGGTGCTTCCCGATGATAAAAGGAGCACACGACGGGCAATATAAAACGACGAAACCAGACACAGACAATTTACAAAAACTATTTAAAGATTGCATGACAAAAGTCGGCTATTGGAACGACGACGCTCAAGTGGCTAGTGAAATTTCTGAAAAGTTCTGGGCGAAGGTTGTCGGAATCTATGTCAAAGTGGAGGAATGGAACGATGAATTATATACATTTCTTTAGCGTGGAAGTTCCGGAATGGATGGCTAGAAGTAACCAGATGGCACAACTAGCCGGATTCGGTTCGGACCGGTATTGGCATTGGGTGGCGTCCTCGATTGCTGAAATCTGTAAAAAGTACAATGATAACGATCTAGTCGTGCAGCAATTCGGGCTCTTGTTTGAATGGCTCGAGTCGCAAGCGGAAGGAGCAAACAAAAAGAAAGAAGATTGACTATGGAATACGTGAAATATGACAACGAGCAAAAAAAACGCTTGCGGGAAAATCTGAAAAAATTCACAGAGGAACAAGGGCTCGAAAAAAAAGAATTGGCTGACAAAATCGGGTGGGCTTACAATACAGTTATTTCATGGTTCAGAGGTTCACGCTTGCCAAGCCAATTCGGAATCGAAACTCTTTGTGATTTTTTTAAGGTGACAGACGTCGAATTGCTGGGCTCACCGATGAAAATCCGTACTTTTGCATATTATCGAAAAGACGAGCTAACAGCAGTCGGGACTTTACAAGAAATTGCAGACCAGACCGGGGCGAATATTCGGACGTTAAGGAGCTTGGTCGCTACAACTAAAAATCTAAAGAAGACACGGGGGACGTATGTCATAGAGATTGAAGATGAAACGCGTTACACGGTTGAGTTTAAACAAACTTTTACGATTGATGAAATAAAAGCGAAAAATCTCGAATGGTTACTGGATAACCCGATGGTGGAATTAAAGGAAGTGACGGAATGAATAAACAAGAATTGATTGAGAAATACGAATACATGAGCCATGCTTGTTTTAGAAGGGTAGACACCTTAGAAGTTTTAAAAGATTTGCGACAACTAGACGAACCGCAGAAAGTCACAATCCCGCAGTTTGTGGCGGATTTACTTGAATTTGCAAAGTTAAATGATTGGGATTTAGAGGACGTTTTTGAAGATGTAAGAAATGAACACAGCGATACCGAAATATCAGAATGGTTTTATCAAAAAAAGAATATGGATATTCTCGCTCGAGCATGGCTTGACGGCTACACAATCAAAAAAGACAAGCGGTATCGAGTCGAGATGAAAGGTATTTCCTCTCTTTTTAGACATTTAAAATATAGTTTATTGACTGAAAAATGGTATATGGGCAATGATACAGAAAATGAAGATGTGAAAAAAACACACACCCGCAAAGAGATAGAGGACGCGGGCTTTGGTGAAGTGTTTAACAGTACATTGTTTGAAGTCGAGGAGGTGGAGTGATGGAATTTTTACTAACAAGCACAAGCGGGGGAGTTGAAAAAAGAATCCCTAACACTACAATTAAAAAATACACAAAAAGAGAAGTTAGAATCTGTTCTACTTTTGAAGAATTTGATAAGCGATTTTCTCGGATAGAAGGCAATTGGCTTTCTAAAGGAGTTAATCATAAAGCGTCTAAAGGTCAAATACAAAGAGAATTCCCGAACGGTGCAGAGGGGCATTTTATCGAAATTAATTCGATAGAGGAGTTACTAGAATTTCAGAAAGAAGTGAGAAGCGAGCTGATAATTACTTCTGCAACTGATAATGAGTCAATTCCAGCTATTGAAATTTATAACTATTACAGGGAGTGAACATGAAACGATTCTTAATTGGCTATTGCCTACTCACTACTTGCTTGTTATTCATGCAGCGGTCGATTATAGACGAGCAGCAGAAACCCTTACTTGTTTATCATGCTGATAATCAAGGATCAGGAATAAAAGGAATTGTAAGCGACAAGAAAAAAATAGGCAGCTTATATACGGTAACGATAAATGATAATGTTTTCGTGGTGAATGAACAAAAGTATCAAAAAATTAAAATCGGGGACGAGGTGGAATTTTGAAAGTTTACGTTGTGAGAAAATACTTGAAGGCTACAAGGATGGAATGCAATCGAACGTCACCATTTGAAGAAGTCGAATTTCAAACAAAAGAAGAAGCGATTGCGTATAGACAATCGCAAAAAAGAGGCGTCTTCGATATCTATCAAAAAGAATTTTAAAATGCTATCAGGCTAGAAAGGTGGGAAGTTTGAGAATTGAAACACGATACGGATATTTAATAGATGCGCTTAGACGCTATCCGTTCGATAAGGAAATAAAAGAACGTATCGAAGAAATTACTTTCCCGTACCAGAATTTTGACGAAAACTGGTATATCAAAAGTAAGACCGCAAAGAATACTCCCGAAGCCTTGAAAAATGTCATTATGAAAGAAAATGATCCAGAATTGATTCGACTTTATACGCTGACACAAGCGATTGAAGAATACAAGGCGGAATGCGGGGTTATAAATTGGGAAGCAATCAAGGCTCTTTATGTGACACGCTCAAAGAACGTTGAAGGAGTGGCACTCGAGCTCTTTATGTCGAAAAATTCGGTATATAGGCACGTTATCAAGCCGTTCTTTGAAGGACTAGAAAAGAAATATACAAGTATTTTTTTAAAAAGTCGCTAAAAGTTGGGAAAAGTGCACGAAAAAAGGTGATAAAATTGTATTATCAGGAGAAAAACGAAAAGAACTTTGTCAACCTTTCCATTCTACTAGACAGCCCTTTTTGGGCTGTTTTTTGGTGCTTATATGAAAATCGAAACAATAAATATTGTTGACGTGGTGGAATATGAAAATAACGCGAAATTACACCCGCAAGAACAAATTGAAAAAATAAAAAAATCAATCCTCGAATTCGGAAATAATGATCCTATCGCAATAGATGAAAATAACGTCTTAATTGAAGGACACGGAAGATTGAAGGCTTTGAAGCAGCTAGGATATGATGAAGTGGAAGCTATTCGATTATCTCATTTGTCCGAAGAACAAAAGAAGGCTTATATCTTGGTGCATAATAAGCTGAATATCGATACGGGCTTCGACGTTGATTTATTAAACGCGGAATTGGAAGATATCTTTACGGTGGATATGAGCGAATACGGATTCGAGTTTTCGGAAGTGGACCTCGGTTTTTCGAGTGATGAACCGGGAGAAGAAGTCGAAGGCGAATTTCATCGGGAGACTACAATCAATCAGTACAATCTCGATTTATTTGAGCCGGGGAAAACTGAAGGACGTTTTGAAATGCCAATTCTTGAACCGGTGGATCATATCCCTAAAAAGTTACAAGGGTTTAATTACGTTCTAAACAAGCCCGATTATGAAGCGGGGGTTCATTTCTTCCTTGACGATTATCAATTTGAAAGAATCTGGCAACGGCCGGAATTTTATATTGAGAAATTAAGTCAATTCGATTGCGTGCTTACGCCGGATTTTAGCTTATATATCGATATGCCGGTAGCTATGCAAGTCTGGAACGTTTACCGCTCAAGGTTAATCGGTCAAGTTATGCAACGTTACGGCTATACCGTGATTCCTACTGTATCGTGGGGATATTCGGACAGCTTTTCTTTTTGTTTTGACGGATTGCCGGAGGGTGCTACACTTGCGGTTAGTACAATCGGGGTTAAACAAAATGAAGAACAATTTGAATTATGGAAAGACGGGATGGATGTCATGATTGAGCTGTTAAGACCGAAAAAGCTGATTGTTTACGGTGGTGCGGTTGATTATGACTATGGAGATATCGAAGTACATTATTTTGAAAACGCAACGACAGAAAGGATGAAAAGCTATGGGAGGACGGGGAGCGAAAAGCTCTAGTGGTAAAGGCAAAAAAGTAAAAAAAGGTGGGGGTGGTATTGTTAGCAATAACGAAACACTTCCGCAATCTACAGAAAAGAAGTTATCGCCTTTGCAAATTAAGTTGAAAAAGAAGTTGTTTAGCAGCTATAAAGAAAAACGCGAGCAATGGAATAGAGTCGGTTCAAATAGAACTATAAATTATGATAAGTCTGATAAACGAATTACTCGAACACAAGGCGAAAGTCATATAACGAGAGCGAGTCGTTGGAGAAAAGAAACATATTTTAAAGATTTTAAAACGAATAATAAGAGCGCAATTCAGATACAAAGCGGAAAAATAAAGAAGCGATGGGGGAAACATTTTAACGAACACCATAACGCAAGACTAGATAGGCTGAATAGTGTTTTCATGAATGCTCAAAGAATAACAGCGAGGTAAAAAATGGGCGGTAGAGGAGCTAGTTCCGGCAAAGGAAAGAAATCAGGGGGCGGAGGCGCAAAAGCTGAAACAGTACAAACTGAAGTAAAACAACAAGAACAATCGAAAAGTTTTTTGTTTAATAGGATAGACGAAATCAAAAAATTTGGGGATAGAGAATATAAATTAAAGAATATCCCGAGAGGCGCAAAAGGTTTTTTGACAATGTTTCAAAAGAACGCCTCAAAACTTGGCTTGACGTTTGGATTGAATGAAGAATTTGTTATCGCCAAGTACGCTACAAAAAAAGGCTATAAAAATTTAGACAAAAAAACAAAAGGGGAAATAAAAGCGATTATAAAAGAGTATTCAAAAAATCAAAATCCTCGATTGTATGAAAAAATGAAAAAAGAAAATTTTGACTGGTACAAGTACGAATAAAAAAGAGGTAAAACATGGGTGGACGTGGTGCGAGTTCTGGCATGAGCAAAAAAGGTAAAAAGTATGGTACAGAATATAAAACTTTACATAAAGTAGGGAATATCAAGTTTGTTGTTCAAAATGAGCAGGGTTCACAAAAAGCACCGATGGAAACTATGACCGAAGGTAGAGTGTATGTATTAGTTGATAAACATACAAACAATTTAAAGAGTATTACTTACAATGATACAAAAAATAAACGCAATAAACAGATAGAACTAGATCATGAACATAAAAAAATGATTCCTCATGTTCATCACGGTTATTTTCATAATGAATATGAAGTAAGTAAAAAAGGCGGCACGAATCTGACAACTAAAGAGAGGAAAATGGTTGATAGAGTGACGAAAGAGTGGTATAATTTTAATAGAAAACGCAAGGGATAGTATAGAAGGAGTACGCCTTGATAGAGGAAGCTACGGTGCGAATCCGTATCATTGCGTTGTATTTAACCCCTTAATTGGGGTTTTTTTGTTGTCGAAATAAAAACGACAACCCCTCTTTTAGAATATAAAACGAAGTCATGAGTAAAAAAACTTGTGGCTTTTTTAATTTGAAAGGAGGTAAGAATTGCCTAGAGATGGAACAGAAAACTTAATTCCGGTAACCGAGCGAACCAAGAAAGAAGCAAGGGAAATTTCACGAAAAGGCGGTATCGCCTCTGGGAAAGCTCGAAGGGAAAAAGCAGACTTAAAAAAGAAAATCAATGAAATATTATCGATGGACGTATTCAGTCCGCAACTCAAAGAAACGCTCGAAGAAAAGGGCTTGAGCGCTACAAACCAGACGGCAGTCGTGACGGTGCTTTTGCAAAAAGCCTTAAAAGGCGATATGCGAGCGATTGAGCTATTGGCGAAGATGAACGGTAACGAGGGTACGAAAGATAATCTCGACAAGAAAGAGCAAAAAGAACGCGTCAAGGCAATGCAACTCGAGAACAAGAAACGCGAGCAGCAGCTTGAAGGCGGGGTTGCTTCCGAGGATATCATGGCCGATTACTTCGATAAGCTGGAAGGGGTGATTCAAGATGGCACTTGACCGGCTTTATACGGACAAACAAATTAAAATTTTGAGGCGTTCCCTTGCCCGTGATTGGTATATGATGATAAACCACGGGGCGGTTCGTGCTGGAAAGACAAAGCTAGACAATGATCTATTTTTAATGGAATTGAGGCGCGTCAAGAAAAACGCTGCAAAAGTTGGAGTTCAAACTCCGATGTATATTCTGGGGGCGGTATCGTCTGGGACGTTGCAAACAAATATCTTGCGCGAGATAACCGACGCTTACGGGCACGAATTCCGTTTTGATAGGCACGGCAATTTTACACTTTTCGGGGTGTATGTTGTGACGACGTTCACGGGCTCGATAGCGGGGTTGAAAGCTATTCGTGGTATGACAGCATTCGGGGCTTATGTCAACGAGGCGACGCTGGCGAATAAGGAAGTATTCGACGAAATTTTAAAACGTTGCTCAGGTTACGGTGCGCGTATTATATGCGATACCAACCCGGACCATCCAAAACATTGGCTTAAAGTTGATTATATCGATAAGGCTGACGGCGAGAAAATACTTGCCAATCATTTTACAATTTTTGATAATACTTTTTTAAATCAACGATATGTCGATAACTTAATCGCGACGACGCCTTCCGGTATGTTTACCGAACGGGGAATCTATGGCCGTTGGGTGATTGGTGAAGGTGCGGTATATCGTGACTTTAAAGAAGATATGTATATCAACGAATTGCCCGAGCATTTCGCGAAAATTTACGCGGGGGTTGACTGGGGATATGAACACTGGGGCTCTATCGTGGTCGTGGGGCAAACCGAGGCCGGCGATGTGTATATTTTAGAGGAACACGCTTACCAGTACAAAGAAATAGACTTCTGGGTAGATCTTGCAAAAGATATAAAAGCTCGGTATGGCGATATATTCTTCTGGGCTGATAGTGCACGCCCCGAGCACGTCGGACGGTTTAACCGCGAAAGGCTAAAATGTTTTAATGCTTACAAGTCAGTATTATCTGGAATTGAAGAAGTGGCAAAGCTCATGAAGGGCGGTCGCTTTTTTGTTGCGTCAAATAAGGTTCGTAAGTTTAAAGATGAAATATATCAGTACGTTTGGAACGAGCGAACGGGTGAACCAGTCAAAGAGCATGACGACGTTCTGGACGCGGTAAGGTACGCGATTTATTCACAGCACGTTTACGATACGAGCAGCACAGTAAAAGAACGTATGGCAAGCGCGCAATACTATTTCTAAAAGGAGGAATAAAAGAAATTGGAATTCTTAAAAGGACGACGTTTTGATGAAAACGCCAATCGTCAATTCATGATGACAATCGAAGATTTTGAAACAATCGAATTTGAAAGTCAGAAATGGATTGCACGACTGAAAAATTTCGTCGGAACTCACCGAGCGGAACAACTGGACCGCTTGAAAGAACTGAAACGATATTATCTAGCTGATAATAATATCAAGCATCGCGACGAAAAAAGCGATAAATACAGCGCAGATAATCGAATCGCGAGCGATTGGGCGAAATATATTACTGTTTTTGAACAAGGGTATATGCTGGGGAATCCGGTCGAATACAAGAACGAAAACGCAGAAATTCAAGCCTTAATCGATAATTTTAGCAAACAAAACAACGAGCAAGATCATAACGTGGCTATCAAAACAGACTTAGCTATTTATGGCCGAGCTTATGAATTGCTAAATACGTTTAAGGATGTGGACGAAAGCGTTTGGGTGAAGTTGTACCGAATGAACCCGGAACAGACTTTTGTCATTTATGATGATAGTTACGAGCAGCGTTCCTTGATGGCGGTCAACTATTACTCTATTAGTTACGGGAACGGACACAAACGCGATTTTGTGAAAGTATATACCGATGACGCTATATACGAGTATGTGGACGATAATCAGGAAGCGGACACACTTCGACTGAAAGAAAAAAGCGAGCATTTCTTTAATGGCGTACCGGTGAACGAGTTTAGCAATAACACAGACCGAACCGGAGCATTTGAAGCCGTGCTTGATTCCATCGACGCTTACGACTTATCACAGTCAGAACTTGCCAACTTCCAACAAGATAGTAACGAGGCCTTACTGGTTATCTCGGGCAATCCGTTTACCGGGGTTGAAGATAAGGACTTTTTAGAAGATGGTCGAATCAATCCGAACGGTCGTCTGGCTGTTTCGCAGTCGTTCAAGAAAGCAAAAATCTTGGTTCTTGACGACAACCCGATTCCGGGAGGTTCTTCACCATCGGCTCACTATCTCGTTAAAACATACGACACAGCCGGAGCGGAAGCCTATAAAGAGCGTTTAGTAAATGATATTTTACGCTTTACATTCACGCCGGACACAACCGATAGCAATTTCGCCGGCACACAGTCGGGCGAAGCGATGAAATATAAGATGATGGCAGCGGACAATTACCGAGGCAAACAAGAGCTTTTGTTTGAAAAGGGGCTCATGCGTCGCTTACGTCTAGCGGTCAATATCTGGAAAATCAAGGGGAATGATTCTGGAAATTATAACCTTATCAATCAGACCGATATCGTATTCACTCCGAACCTTCCACAAAATGATAATGAATTAGTGGCAATCGTTAAGAATTTATATGGCGTCGTAAGTGAACAAACTATTGTCGAAATTCTTGAGCGCGTGACTGGAGTCAATGCTGAAACGGAATTGAAACGACTGAAGGAAGACACGGAGAAGGCGCTTGAAATGTTACCACGAATCACACAAGAAAACGAGGTAGCGGATGAACAAACTGAAGAAGCTAACAAGCCATGATGAATACTGGACGGGACGCGCTCGAGAAATATTCGAGTACGTTGACCGAAAAGATATTGATTTTTTTGTTGAGTTAGAAAAAACTTACCGGGCGCAGTCGGTGAAGCTACAAAAAGCGATTTTTGACTTTTACACAAAATACGCTGAAGGGCACGAAATGACCTATCAAGACGCCATGAAGCGCTTGAGGGGTGAAGACCTTAGCGATTATGTGGAAAACGCTCGGAAGTATCGCGAGAAAGCTGAAAGCGATCCGGAATTATTGAACCGTTTAAACGAACAATATTCGGCAGCTCAAGCACTTAGGATTGAAGCCTTACACGCTGAAGCAGTATATCGCGCTGGCGTGCTTGCTGGGGCGCTTCATAAGAGTTTTGAAAAGTATCTATACGACGTTGCAGAATATGCTTATAAAAAGGCACACGGTGGCCGTGCGGGTGCGGTCAATCGTCCAGCGTTTGAAGAAGTTATCAAGACGCCGTTCAATGGTCGGAACTATTCCGAGCAACTTTGGGGGAATACTGACACGCTAGCAGATAGCTTGAAGAAGGTTTTCCGTCAAGGCTTCATTCGTGGTAATAGCCCGCAAGAAATGGCGCGAGAAATCCGAAAAGAATTCAACGTGGCACGCTCGAGGGCTGAAACGCTTGTCCGAACGGACGCGACGGCAGTCATAAACCGAGCAACCATAAAACGATATAAACGCGAAGGCTTGAAATATTATCGGATTTTGGTCGTTTTAGACAATCGGACGACTCAAATTTGTCGGCGAATTGCACAAGAGGACAAATTATATAAACTCGAAGAAGCGCAGACGGGCGTCAATATCCCGCCGTTTCATTATAATTGTCGCTCTACTATTATGCCGGATGAAGGCGAATTGAACGGGGAAGGAGTGGAAGAAAAAAATGATGTTTAATATCTGGGACCTTGTTTCTTGGGTTGCTGGTTTAATCTGTTTTTCTGTTTTGGTTTTGGTAGGTTGGTCTATCATTGCCGGACTGATTGACGGAATTAGACAAGCAAATAAAGAACGTTCAAATAGATAAGGAGGTGATCCGTTATCTTGACAAACGGGAATAGACCGTTATCGTCCAGACTATGCGGAAGACTTTAAAAGCTGCATTGTTTCGCCGCCGGGCGTAAAACGAGAATATCGATTGATGGCGTAACCATCGGAGGAAAACAAATGTCAGAAAATACACAAGCAACCGTTGAAACTGAAGCACTTGAGCAAGACGTCACTCAAGAAGAACAAGTTGAAACCAAGCAAGAGAAGTCAGAGCGTACCTTTACACGGGCAGAAATTGGCAAAATGCTAGCGGCTGAACGTGCGAAGTGGGAAGATGAACAAGCGGAAATTATCGAACAAGCGAAAAGTGAAGGTGAACGCTTGGCTAAAATGACAAAAGACGAGCGCGCAAAAGAAGAAGAAGCGCGACGAATTCAAGCAATCGAGGAACGTGAGCGCGTACTTGCAGAAAAAGAAATGCGAGTAGCAACTCGAACGCTTTTGAGCGAAGAAGGATTGCCGGTTGAATTCTTGGACTTTGTTATTTCAGAAACGGCGGAAGTCACCAAAGAGAAAATCGGGCTATTGCGCTCGGTATTCGATAAAGCGGTAGAAAGTCGCGTCGATGAACGCTTGGCGCAGAAAGCACCACGAAAGGGAACTGGACCGGTATCGCTGACAAAAGCTGAAATTATGGCAGTTGAGGACGACGAACAACGTCAAGCCTTGATTGCTGCAAACATTGGACTATTTAAAAATTAGAAAGGGCTAAAATATGGCTGAAAATAAATTAACAACTATGAACGACTTGGGCGAAATTAAGTCTATTGATTTTGTCAACAAGTTTTCTAAAAACATTAACGACTTGCTTCGTCTTTTGGGCGTAACACGTCGTCAAGAATTGACAAATGACCTTAAAATCCAAACGTACAAATGGACGACTGATATCGATAACACGGTAACGGCTGAAGGTGAAACAATTCCACTTTCAAAAGTAAGTCGTGCGAAAGATCAAGAATATACTGTAACATGGTTCAAGAAACGCCGTGCGGTATCTGCTGAAGCTATCGCCCGTCACGGTGCGTCACGCGCAATTTCCGACGCTGATACACGTCTTCTTCGCGAAATTCAAAACGGAATCAAAGAAGATTTCCTAACTTACCTTAAAAAGACAAAAACTAAAGTCAAAGGTAAAGGCTTGCAAGAAGCACTTGCGCAAAGCTGGGGTAAACTAACAACTGTAAACGAGTTTGAAGGCTCTCCGCTTGTATCATTCGTAAGCCCGCTTGACGTTGCAGAATACCTCGGAAATACTCCGGTCGCTTCTGACGCTTCAAACGTTTTCGGTTTTGTACTCTTGCAAAACTTCCTCGGTATGCAAAACGTTATCGTCATGCCATCATGTCCGAAAGGTAAGATTTACACAACAGCAGTCGAAAACTTGGTATTCGCTTATCTAAACGTTGCTAACGGTGACTTGGGCGGATTGTTTGCAGACTTCACCGATGAAACTGGCGTGATTGCTGTAAGCCGTGACCGTCACTTGAACAACCTTACTTTTGAATCTGTATTCTTTGGAGCTAACGTTCTTTTTGCTGAAATTCCGGACGGCGTGGTTGAGGCTACAATCGAAGCACCGGCAGTAGTACCCGGCGGATAATTAAGAGGTAAACGATGGCAGCTATTGAACTAGAAAAAGTAACGAAAGAAATTCGTTTATTGAAAGGAATTCCGGAAAGCGACAAAGAACAAGACGAACTTTTGGCCTTAATTGTGAAGGATAGTTTCGAGCGTATTATCGCGTTCGTCAACCGCTTTTCGGACTTTCCATTGGCAGAATTGCCGGATAGCGTAAGTTATATTCTTCGTGATGTGGCTGTCAGTCGATTTAACCGCTTAAACTCTGAAGGGGCAACCGCTGACAGCGAAGAAGGCCGGAGCTTTACTTGGGAGGATAGCTATCTAACAGATGATAACAAGGCGATTTTGGAAAGCCTAGCAGTCAAAAATCGCGCCCGTGGAATCGCTAGATTTATTTAAAAAGGGGGCGCGTATGATTTATAATGATCGCGTTGTTTTGATTTTTGAAACACGTCCAAGCGATGAATTATTCGAGAAAACGGGAAAGCGTAACAGCTCCCCGATACCTTGTATGAAAAATGCCATGTCAAACTATGAAATGATGGGGCTTTTTGGAAAGTACGACTTCGACGCGTTCAAGTTGCACTTACAAGGTATTCATAAAGATTTTTCCGAAGTGATTTATAAAGGGCGTAAGATGAAAATCAAAGGCAAAAGATACCATCATAATAGCACGGTGATTTATTTATGAGTTTTACTTATAAAGTTAAGGGGCTTGATAAGTTCATTCGTCGCGTACAAGGCAAACCAAAGCAGGCAAGACGGGCAGTAAGTGCGGAGCTTCAACGTTCGGCCTTACGGGTTGAGCGTAAAGCTAAAATGAAAGCAGCAGTCGATACCGGATTCATGCGGAACGGTATCTTTGTTTCTCGTTTAGGAATGTTACGATACAAAGTAACGTCCCCCGCTGGCTATTCCGTCTATGTGGAACTTGGAACGCGTAAAATGAAGGCACAACCTTTCCTCGGTCCGGCAATGAAAGAAGAAAGTGAGGTTCTATTCAAGAACCTTCACAAAATGTTTAGGAGGTGATTTATGACTTTTGAAACACCTTCAGTAAAAGCGCTCGCGAATATTCGCGAAAAATTGAAGCCGTTAAACCTTCCGATTTACTTTAATCTTCCAGAACCGAAAACGCTAGAGCCGTTTATCGTTATCAGTCAAACGAGCTCTGACACGTCGAAAACAGTCCAAACGGGGCTCATTATCGAGGACTTAGGCGTTCAGGTGGATATATTCCTTCCGGGTGATGAAAGTCGCGGAGAGGTCGAAAGAGTGCGCTCTGAAGCTATCAGGCGTATCGGAAGAAATTCGAGAATGGCTACAAATGTTTTAAAAGATAATACAGTAGGTCGAGAGGTCTATCATATCGTTTTGAATTTAACAGAAATTATTTATTAAAAAGGAGTTTTAAAATATGAGTGAAGCAGAAGACAAGGCAAAAATTAAAATTACGATTGCGAAACCAATCGTAGGGAAAAAAGTATTTTACTTTATTCAATCAATTCACGCAGAAAAAGGCACGGGAGCAATGCTTCCAGCTTATCGTAAAGATGGTTCTACCACAATGGGCGGTGAATACATCGATGAACAGACACAACAAGGGCGTTTGCTTGAAAAAGCAACCGACGAGCACTCAATCGAGTTGACTCAATACTTTGCACCAAAAGATCCATCAGTCAAAGTTATCTTGGACGCTCAAAAAACGGGCGAATCAGTCAAAATCTGGCGCGTTATCGTTGACGAAAGTGTAAAAGAAACGACAACTGGTAAAGACACTTATCCAGCGCAATTCGGTTATGGTAAAATCACAGACGATATCGAATTTGACGACGCGATTGATGGATTTACTGAACTTAACTATACAGTCGGAATTGTTGGACGTCTTCGCGACGGGAAATTCCCGCTTTCAACGGATGAAATCAATATGCTTAATGAAGTATATGAATACCAAAATCCGGGCGAAACAACTGGCGATTACAACAACATCACACGCTAATTTTTCAAGCAAGAGGGCCGTTAAAAGCCCTTTTGCTTTTATTTTTTTAACTAAAAGGAGTATAAACTATGGAATTTACAGTCGGAAGCCGTACAATCGAGATCAAATTTGATTATATGCTTATGTTTAAAGTCAATCGTGAATTATCAAGTCGCGACGACAACGGACAACCAAACGAGGACGGCGTGGGCGCTTTATTCCTTCGAGTAGTTGAGCGTAACGATTCGGCTTTGGTTGATTTAATCAAGTTATGCGCAAGCAAGAAAGCGAAAGCCGTATCAGACGAGGAAGCATTGACAGCTATTTCAGCTAAATTGGAAGAATTGGACGCGACAACTACCGAGCCAATCTTTAAAGCTATTGAAGAAGAAATGGTGGATTCAGGTTTTTTCAACGAAAAAGTTTTGAAGTATATCGAGAAGCTCGAATTGGCCTTGAAGTATTTGAAGGCGAAAGCAGAAACAGCACAAGATCAAGCGACGGCACAATTCCAGATCGAACAAACGGAAGCACAAATTGGAAGGTTGAAGAACGCAATCTCTTAATCGAGTGCGCCCGTTTAGGTCTAACAGATACACGAATCATTTATTCTTGCAGCAAAAGGGAGCTTGACGCGATTCGTGAAGGTCTATACTATCGCAGTATTGAAGAAAGAGAAAATCTTGTCGAGCTTGCCTTTAATTTACGATACACACTTAACGCGAAAAAAGCGGAAGTAAGTAAATTGAGCAAGAAAAAGGACCGCGATAAAGTCAGACGCTTATTCAGTCCAAAAGACAACGACAAGAGAAATAACGAGGATTTACTCGCGAAAATCGAACGATTGAACGAGCATTTCCGGAATAGACATTAAAAAAAGAAAAAAGGAGGTGAAGTGATGGCTTTTGATGGCTCAATCGAAGCCCTTATTGGTGCGGATTTAACCGAATACGATAAGGCAATGAACGAGGTCGTGAATTCAACTAAAAAAGCGTTTGAAACGGCGGCGCAATCTGCTTCTAAAAGCGCCAATCAGATGATTCGCGAAGTTGGGGAATTGATGAACCGACTAGCAAGCAACAATCAATCGATGGGCTCTAAAATCGGTCAAGGTCTGACTGGTGGGTTAAAAATCGCTATGGGTGAGCTTCAGCGTATCGCTTCAAACATTGGCGCAAAATTGCCCGAACCCTTGAGAAATGGCCTTATCCGTCTATCAAATGATATAAAAGGCATTTTTGGGACGATGAAAAACGAAATTTTGTCGTTCGGTTCAAAAGTTAATTCAGGGTTTAAAAAAGCGTTTAGTTTTGACATCGCAAACGCGATAAAATCACCAAAAAGCGCTTTTGCAGAAATGGCGAACAGTATCGACTCGATGGCGACACGAATCAGCTCAAAAGCTCATTCAATCGGTTCGGTATTTGCAAATTCTGCTAAAAATATGAGTGGACCTTACAAGTCCGCGTTTAATGACATTGCCAATAGTTTAGCAGCTTTCGAGGCTCGCGTCTTGTCAGCAGCGCAACGAGTGACAAGCTCGCTCGGTCAAAGGGTTTTAAACCCTATCAATTCTTCATGGTCTAGCTTGTTTTCAAGTTTGACGACGAAAGTAAATAGCTTCGCGAATCGAGTTAGTAACTCATTCGGTGGGCGTTTGTTATCAGCAACGAATAAGCTCGCGACACAAGTCGGAGGAACGCTCGGAAATGCGTTTCAAACAACCGGACATAAAGCCGTTAGTGCTTTAACTGGAATTGTGAGCCATACGAATAGCGCTACAAGTGCTTCTAGTGGTTTATTAAAACAAGTTATCGCGGTCGCTGCTGCATATAAGGCTTTTGAGCTCGGGAAGCAAGCAATCAAGAGCACCGTTTCAAAAGCGGCCGAGTTCGAGGCTAAAATGAGCAATATCAAGGCGGTTACTGGCGAAAGCGAAGAAACGATGAAGAAATTCAACGACGCAGCTATTAAAGCCGGGGCAGACACAGCCTTTTCAGCAGCGGAAGCAGCGGACGCCGTGGGTGAACTAGCAAAAGCTGGGGTTTCCACGCAAGACATCCTAAACGGTGGACTTACCGCGTCGCTTAACTTAGCAACCGCCGGGGAGCTCGACTTGAAGGAAGCGGCGGAAATTACTTCGACAGCTTTAAACGCGTTCAAGCGTGACGGCATGAATGCAACGCAAGCAGCGAACCAACTCGCGGGGGCAGCGAACGCTTCAGCGACAGACGTTCACGAATTGAAGTACGGGCTTTCTATGGTCGCGCCGGTCGCTTCAGGGCTTGGCTTATCATTCCGTGATACCACAAACGCCCTCGCAGTATTCGCGCAAAACGGGCTTAAAGGTTCAGACGCCGGGACATCGCTCAAGACAATGCTTATGAACTTGCAACCTTCAACAAAAGGGCAATATAAAGCAATGCAAGCGCTCGGAATCATTACCGAGGACGGGGCGAACCAATTCTTCACAGCAGAAGGAAAAGTAAAATCGTTCGCGGAAATTTCTCAAGTTTTGAAAGATAAGCTAGGAGGTTTAACAGACGCAGAAAAACAAATGGCCTTGAAGACGTTATTCGGTACGGACGCGGTGCGTGCTGCAACTATCGCAATGAACGAGGGGGCAGATGGCGCAAATAATATGCAAGACGCCATCGATAAAGTCACAGCTTCACAAGTAGCAGCGGAAAAATTGAATAACTTAAAAGGGGCTATCGAGGCCTTGAGTGGTTCGTTTGAAACGTTGCAAATCAAGGTCGGAACGGCAGTCTTGCCGGTGCTTACAACGTTAGTAAAATACGTTGATAAGTTAGTGGATAAACTTTCCAACTCTAAAGGTTTACAAACATTCCTTGACGCTTTAAACTCATTGAATCCAGCTCTTAATCAGTTTTTGAACGGAACAAAAATGACCGAGGAACAAGCGCGCAAATTTGAAAGTATAATGGTTAGACTCAAACCAGTTATCGCTGGCGTGGTGGGTGCTTTTGCATTCGGTCCGGCGGTAAGCAATCTTTCCTCACTCTCTAAAGGATTGGGATTTGTTGCTTCTAAAACGCTAGAATTCGGAAGTGCTTCGTCTGGGGCGTTGAAAACTGCTAGCGGGTTAATATCTAACTTCACGGGTAAAATAGCGGGAGTTCCGGGGGCTATTGGAAGCGCTGCTTCACAAGGCCTTTCAATTTTAAGTATGATGACAAGCGGAATTTCTTCAGTTATGGGAATCGCTCTTGCTGCTATTGGTCCAGCAGCTATTCTCGGGCTTGTTGTCGCCGGTTTAGGTTTAATCAATAGCCAATTCGGAAAACAGATAGATCAGTTATTAAACACGGTTACAACTAAAGGACCACAAATTATTCAGAAACTTGTTTCGGGTATCACGTCGCAAATTCCAGCGCTTATCGCTTCCGGTGCGGACTTAATCGCAAAACTGGCGCAAACATTCGCGACAATGTTTCCGGTAATTGTAAACGCCGGAATTCAGCTTATTGCTAGCTTAGTGCAAGGAGTGGGGGAAAACGCCGGCTCTTTAATATCTTCAGCAATAACGATTATCGGAACACTTGTAAATACGTTACTATCAGCATTACCGCAATTAATTTCTATCGGTATGCAATTACTGGTAAACGTAACACAAGGAATTTTACAAAATATCCCGCAATTACTTTCAACCGCTCAACAAATTGTGACAAACTTTATCAATAACTTGCAAGCGAATTTCCCTCAGATTTTAGAACAAGGGATTCAAATTTTGACGAATATCGTCAATGGTATCGTTCAAGCCTTGCCAACGATTATTCAAATTGCGACACAAGTTATTGTCGGATTCATCCAAACGATTATCCAAAACTTTCCGGCTATCTTGCAAGGTGGTATTCGTTTAATTGTTACATTGGTTCAAGGTTTAATTCAAGCCTTACCACAGATTGTACAATCTGGCGTACAAATTATCGGGCAGTTAATCACGGGAATCGCTCAAGCCTTGCCACAACTTATTATGGCCGGAATTCAGCTTATCGTTCAGCTTGTCGCGTCTATTATTACGGGCTTGCCGAAGATAGTCGCAGCAGCGGGCGAAATTATCATGGGATTCGGTAAAGCAGCGCTCGAGTTCATTCCGAACGCGCTTAAAGGCATAGGCGAAGCAGTAGGAAACTTCTTCGGTGGACTATGGGATTTTGTTTCTGGCAAGTCTGAAGAAGGCGGAGCGAAGGTTCAAGCGGCAATCAATACGACGTCAGACAATATCGAGGCTCGAAGCGGAACGACAACGGCTAAAATAACCGCGGACTCTTTACTTGCAAATACGGGCGTAAGCACAAATTACCAACAAATGCAATCGAGCGTTAGCACGTCCACGGACGCTATGTTAATGGACGTCAATAATAATATGCTGGGCATTAACAATAGCGCTACAACTCAGACTACGACAATGCAGCAAAATGTTTCGTCAAACTTTAGTCTTATGAACACAAACGGGACTTTGCAAGCTCAACAATTCGCGACAAATAGCAATACGGCGTTTACACAAGCGCAAACAAATGCGACATCGCAAACGAGCACCATGAGTTCAAACGTTGTTTCAAACGTTAGCGATTTAAACGCGAACGCAAGCTATCAGCTAGATCAGTTACTTAATAACGCCAACGCAAGTACGGCCGGAGTATCAACTACCGCGAATACGAACGCTTCTATTGCGAATTCTGGAGTTGTTTCCAATTTCCAACAAATGCAAACGGGCGCAACAACCGCAACAAATACGTTAGCAACAAACGCGGAATCTGATTTCAATCGCGTTTCAAAAAGCGCGGAACAATCAAGCTCGCAGTTATCGCAATCGATTGCGAAAAATTATCAAGAAATGCAAAATACAGTTGAAAAAGCTATGCAAGCGACAGCTCAAGCGGTTCAAGCTGGACTTGATAAAATTTCACAAGTTAGCAATCAAAGCGGTTCGCAGATGGCTAAAGCGTTCAATGATACGTTTAGCAATATTACGACAAGCGCAGCTAGCGGAATGAACTATTTTGGTAACACAATACAAGCTGGACTCTCTCGCGTTACGTCGCTAGTTTCTAGCGCGAACAATAACATCAGCGCAACGTTTAGAAGCCTTCCGGGCTTGTTAAGTAGTGTCGGTTATAATGCGGGGATTGGCCTATACAATGGTCTTGCTTCAATGGCTGGGGCTCTGTATTCACTAGCGAATAGTATTGCTTCAAATATTGCGGCAACCATGCGGTCAGCTCTTTCTATTCATTCACCTTCACGGGTTATGGATAAGATAGGGGGCTTCACGGGTGAAGGGCTCTATAATGGTATGTCTAGCTGGGTGAAAGATATTTACGACGTATCGAAACAATACGCGCAAGCTATCACGGATCAAGATTACCAAACAAATAGCGTACTTACTACATCCGCAAGCGTTACAAGTGCGGGCGTTCGTTCTTCGCTTGAAAACTTGAGCGACGACGTTAAAAACTCGCAATTATCTGAACGTAAATTTGAAGTCCATAACGAAATTGTGGGCGACAAGATTTATACAACAATCAAAGAGAAAGACGCTAGAAAACAAGCACTTTCTGAATATTTCACGTAAGGGGGACTCATGGATTTATTGATTGAAAAAGACGGTCAAGCTCGGAGATTGTCCGAGTTGGGCTTATATAATATCACGGTCGATGATTCTTCCCCGGCCGTGGATATTTCGACACGAACGGTAAAAGGTCGCAATGGTCGAATTTTTGACGGCTTGACCTATACCGAAAAGACAATAGAAGTAAAAGCAAGGCTTACCGCCCCAACGATGGAAGCCTTTTTTGATAAAAAAGACGAATTAAACCGGTACGTCTTGGGGGATGATGTTTTTTACATTACCAAAATGCACCCCGAACGTGATGATTTATACGAGTTCGAGTTGGCCGGACAAACAACGGGCGAATTGAACCTCGGAACGATACCTCATAGAGCATGGAAATATCGTTATAAGGTCGTCAATAATGGTTCGGTTGAATATGAATTCATCGGAAAATCTTCCGCCGGATTGAAATATAACGTTTCTTTTGGTTTTGTTACTTCCGAATTGCCGTATGGCGAAACAGTTCCGAAAGATATCACGCTTTCAACAAATACGTTTGATTATGCGGGGACGGCTACACTTAGTCAGTTAGAAGTTCCGTTTGTTGTTGAATTAACAGCAAACGCTCAACAAACGAATTTCTTCCTTGAGATTGACGGGCGACGGTTTACATATAATCACGCTCAAACGCCTATCCAATCGGGCGATAAGTTAAAACTAAAAGGGATAGAAACTCAATTATTTACTGGTTCTACTTGGGATAATGTCAATAATCGGACGAATTTTGAATATTTCGTGATTAAACCGAAAGCGAATAAAAAAATCCCGTGGTCTTCAAATTTTAAAGGCACAATCAAGATAATCGGATTTAAGGAGCTATACAAATAGGAAGGAGGTAAACATTGCTTACATTTTACAATGAAAAAGGCGAAGGTTTTGGAGCGCAAGTTGAATTCACGGTTAAAAATGCTGTAAACGGTGAGCGTTCCGTTTCGGGGACTATTATTTCAAATGATAGAGTTTTATCTGAAATTGACCGTGGATGGAAATTTGAGCTCAACGGCGAATTTTTCGCCATCGTTTTCGCCAAGCCTCGGGACGAGGGGCGCAATCTTTCCGTTTCCTTCGACGCCGTTCACCAATTCTTTTACGACTTCGAGCACTCGAACTGTTATACCGAATTCAACGGATCACATCGTTTTGAAGTGTATATTGAAGCCATCTTTAAAGATAGCGGTTATCGATATCAGATTGAACCAAGCGTAAGAGTGAATTCTATTCGTAAAGATAATTTCGGAAATGCCAAGCGTTTAGAAATGTTTAAAGATATTATTAAAGCTGCTGGGCTCGAGTTTTCTGTTTCCGGAAAAGTCGTCTTGATTACAAAAAAAATCGGTACGGATCTTTCGACAGTCGTCCGAAAAAATTTCAATATGAATGAATTAGTGATTGAAAAGAATATCAACAAGTTCATTACATATAAACGCGGATTTGGGGCGTGGAAGGATGAAGAAAATCATAGCAAGGGACGATATACGTCCGAATATGAAAGTCCACTAGCTCGTATCTATGGACGTATCGAAGGCGAACCAGTAACGGATGAACGGTATAAAGATACTGGTAAGTTGATAGAACGCTTAAAATTTGAAGTTGATAACTCATACTCGATATCGGTCCAACTTGATATGGAAGACTTAACACGGGCCGGCTATCAATACACGCAACCGCGGGCCGGTGATTATATTATGGCTATCAATGAAACGATAGGATTCCGTGAGAAAATTCGGATTGTTTCGTTTGAAAGTTCTTATGACGTCACGGGGCGCTTAATTAACCATAAAGTCACTTGTAACGATATCGGAAACGTTCAAAAACAAATAAGCTCTGAAAGTTCAATTCTTCGCAGCGTGGGACAAAGTAAAGAATACGCAGAAAGCGCTCTGGCGGTGGCTACAAGGGCTCTTGTAAGTGCGGATGGTAAGAATACGGTCTATTATGGCGCAACTAAACCAAAAGATGAGCCAATCGGAACAATTCGTCGTGGTGATATTCTTTACTTGACGGCTGGTGAAGATACAGAAATGTATATCTGGAACGGGGCGGAGTGGGAGCTTAAAAAATTAAAACTTGATACAACGGAACTTGAAAAAGAATTCGATAAAGTCAAGAAAGCAGCAGAACAAGCAAGCGCAGAAGCCAAAGCAAAAGCAGAAGAAGCCCTAAAGAAAGCTGGTGCAAGTGAAGATTTAGCAGAGCAAGCGAAAGGGTTAGTAGATACAACAAAACAAAGTCTTGATGATTTCAAAAAACAAGCATATAGCCAATTTATTACTAACGCTGAACTTGGTGGCGCATTATCGTCTACTCAAACTGAATTGAAAAAGTATGTCAAAGAAGAAACAGACGAGAAGACAAGCGCTATTCGTGAAACAATCACAAATAGATTTGTGGCAAAGAGTACCTACCTTGAAAATGTCGAAGGCATTAACCAACGCTTTGAGACCATCAAACGAGATAACGAGACAAAACTAGCCGATTACAAGCAAGGTATTGACGGGCGATTCGCTAATATCGCTAGTCAGATGGCGGGCAAGGTCAATCAGATTGACTTTCAACGTGTTAGAGAAACGGCTCAACTCTACGAGCGAATTTTAGGGAATACTGACAACGGTATTGCTGATAATGTCGCCCGTATGGCTATGACAAGTCAACTCTTTCAAGTTGAAGTTGCAAAAAATGTCGGAGATAGTCGAAATTTCGTCAGAAATGCTGATTTTAGAGAAGGTTCAAAAAATTGGACGTTGAAAGCCACAAATGGTTTAAACATTAATTTTAACCACTCAATAACACAACGAAAGCAAACTGGAGCACATATCTACGGTCAAGTTACAAATAGCACTTCCGGACTTGAACAGAAAATCAAAATCACTTCAAAAAGTGGTAGTAAAATTACGCTTTCTCTTTTGCTTTCAAAAGACGGTGAAGCAAGATTTAGCGGTTTAAGAATTGGATTGCAATTACGCAATAACAATTCGGATATTTCTCAAGTTTGGAAAGACATTCAAAATAGTGATATTCCGTGGGAAAAATACAAGCGACTTGATTTCACGTTTGACGTTGGCTCGGATATTGATGAAGTTGTTTTAAAATTTTACGGAGAGCAAGGAAAGACAATCAACCTTTATATCTCGGAAGTCAAGCTAGAAACTGGAAGTCAAGCGACATCATTCACACTTGCACCCGAAGATACTGAGGAAGCCGTTAAAACAGTTCAAACGCAACTTTCTAATTCGTGGTCTGTAAAAGCTCTGAATGGCCCCGGGGACGTGTTAGGTGCTATCAACCTAAACCCTGACGGCTCGGTTAAAATCAACGAGGGCTTGCTTTCGATTGGGGACAAAACCTACATCAAAGACGGCGTGATTAAGAAGTCTATGATTGGAAATGCTCAAATCGGAACTGCGCACATTGGCGAGATAGATGCAAACATAGCTAGACTTATCAACGTATCAGCGAAGAACATTGTCGCAGAGGGATTGACGGCGAACATTATCCGAGGCGGAAAACTATCGTCGTTAAACGGTCAATCAGATTTTGACTTGCAGACGGGATGGCTTGAAATGAACCAAGCAGGCGTTGGTATCAAAAATCAATTTGCTGGGCGACCACTTCAGTATCTTGTTTTCGGTCAAGGTTCGCTTTATGGCAAACCCGGTTCATATACTGCTTTAATGTCGAACTCGAGAGGTGAAGTGAAAATGAACGATGCTTCGGCCGGTATTCAGATATGGAACACGCCCGATAACACGACGGCGGTTAACGTTTACGGAGATAGAATTGACTTCATGTATAACGCAAATGACCCGCTTTCAATCGGTTTTGACACAATCCACAATACTATTGAAAACGTGGAAGATATCGGACTGAAAGGAAAATCTTTGGCTACTGTATTAAATGATATTTTTTGGAATTTTCGAGTTCTGTCAGACGGCGGAGCAAATCTTCCATATCATTTCTTCAAATACTGGAACGGAGATAAATAGAAAGGCAAACAATGAACACAGCAGATAAAGTTATTAACGACCTAGCAATTCAACTTGCTAACAAAACTATTGAATGCGCAAATTACAAAGCGCGTTATGAAGAAGCACAAGAACAACTTCAAAAATTACAAGCAGAAATGCAGAAAGAAACAGAAAAAGAGGAACAATAATATATGACTTATAAAGTAGTAAACAAATATTTACAAGAAACCAATCGTACTTTCGTTGCTATCCGACAAGAAACACCATATACGGCATTTGACCGTGTTTTGATTGGTGACCGTGTGAACGAAACAGACGAAGTTCTTATCCAAGCGGTCCTCGGTCAAATCGCTACTGAATTAAATCCAGCAGACGGGGTGAAGAAGCTACAAGAAGACTTGCACACACAAGCGCAAGACTATGAAGCAAAACTTGAACAGAAAGACGCTAAAATTGCGGAAGTGAAAGCCGTCGCAGATTGGGCAGTATTGGCTCGAGTTACAGACACAGACAATCCACTTGATCCGACTGTTTTCAAACGTGGGTTGGAACTTGTCGAACTCGGACAAACTGGCAAGACTTACCAATCGCAAGAAATTTTCACACTTGAAAATCCTAATCATGTCGAAAAATTCCAAGAAGGGAAACGCGTCATGATTCAAGTCAATGAGCCGTTCACATATCAAGGACAAACGCTTGAACAACTCGCAGACCTTGAGCAAAATGGCAAGCTGGGCGTTTGGAAATGGACTGAACCGAAAAAAGACACAAACGCTAACGAGTTAGACACTCAACCCGTTCAATAGACCACTATTCAGAAAAGGGGTGGTTTAATTGGAATTTTTAGCTTTACTTGATAAACTCACGCCCGTTTTAATTGTGATTATTCCAAGTTATTTCTCGTTCAAAAGCACGCAGAATACAAAAGAAACTGAAAAACAAATCAACGTTCTTACGGATAAAATCGGGGAACTTGAGAAATCAGTTAGTGAAGTGACAGAAATTGGAAAAGAAAATCGGGATAATCTTTCGCTTATTGGCAAAGGCTTGCAGCGGTTACAACGCTTTAGACTTCAAGAAAACTTGAAAAAAGCAATACGACGTGGGCAGACAAGTCAACACGAAATCGAAGAACTTTCACGACTTTATGAAAGTTACATTGAACTAGGCGGAAACGGTGCTATCAAAATACTGTTTGAGAAATTTCTCGAACTAGAAATAAAAGAGGAAAAACAATGAACAAGATTAACTGGTCAGTACGACTAAAAAACAAAAACTTTTGGCTTGCTTTAGTGCCGGCTTTAGCACTACTTGCGCAAGCATTTGCAAATATCTTCAATTTTTCACCAGAGTTTGGCGACACAGTTGATAAAATTCTAGTGTTTAT